GACAGCGTTGCGCCCACCTTCGCGTCAATGGTCATGGTGTACTCGCCGCTGGCGGCGTTCTGCACGCCCTCCAGCTCGGACTGGAGCTCGCGGTAGCGCCCGACCAGGTCCTGCACGCGCCGCTGTTCGGCCATGTCTGCGTTGAGGCGGTCAAACTCGGCGTCCAGATCCTCGAAGGACTCGGTCGTTTCCTGGGCGGAATCGCTCAGCGCGACGGCCAGACCGATGATGACGGCGATGCCGGCTGTCACGGCGGCGATCGGGCCGAGGGACATTTGCAGCGCGGCGGATGCCACGGCGGCCAGCTTGGTGTACGCGGTGTACGCGGTGACAGCGGCGATCATGCCGCCCATTGCGGCCACGGCAGCGCCGATGCCCTTGACCAGCGCCGGGTTCTTTTCGATGAACTCGGTCACCGGACCGAGCAGGTTGGTCATCACGTCCGCGCCCATGGAGACAGCCGGCGTGAAGGCGTCGCCGATCGCGATCTGCAGGTTTGCGAAGGCGTTCTGTAACATGACCAGTTTGCTCTGCGTGGTGTCGTACATCACCTGCGCCTTTTCGGTCAGCGCGGTGTTGCTGTCCCACGCGGCGTTCGCCTGCGCGATGGTGCCGCTGAGCAGGTTTCCGGCGGACGCCAGGCCGAGGATGGCCTTGGTCTGCCGGACGTTGTTGATGCCCAGTTCATCGAGGATCACAATGGCGGAGCGTCCGTTGCGCTCGGTGTCGTTGAGGCCCTGAATGAAGGCGTCCAGCGCGCCGACCGCGTCACGCTGCCACGCGTCCCGGAACTGCTGCGCGGTCATGCCGGCCACGGACGCGAACTCGGACAGCTGCTCGCCGGTCTCGGTCGCCTTGTACAGCGTGTTGATCAGCGTGCTCATGGACGTGGAGCCCGCCTGCGCCTCAATGCCCAGCGAGCCCACAGCGGCGGAGATCGCGAGAATGTCGCGCTCCGACATGCCGGCCTGCGACGCGGCGGCGGCCATGCCCTGAGACATTTCCACAACCTTGGAGGCCGTGGTGGCGGTCGCGTCGCCCAGGCTTGCGACCACGGAGCCGAGGCGCTCGTAATCGGTCAGGCCGGTGATGTTGGCGAACTGTGCCAGCATCGTAGCGGCCTGATCCGCCGTCAGGTCGGTCGTGGTGGACAGCTTGGCCATGACAGTGGTGAAGGATTCCACGTCACCGCGCGCAATGCCCAGCTGACCAGCAGTGGTGGCGATCTGCGTCAGCTCATCCACCGTGATCGGGATTTCCGTGCTCAGGTCCTTGAAGGTCTCGCCCAGGTCACTGAGGAACTGGTCATCGCCGCCCACGGTACGCCGGACGCCGGCCATCGCGTGCTCAAACGCGATTGCTTCCTCGGCGCACTGCTTGATCGCGTTGCCAATCTCCTTGATCGCCTCGGTGATGCGCAGGTTGGCATAAGCCTCGGTCATCGCCTGCGCCATCTCGCGCGTGGTGGCGGTGTTGCCCTCCTCCTGCTCGCGCAGCTCTTTCAGCCGGTCGGAGACGTTCCTGGACGCTTCGCCCAGCTGCTGAGTGTCCACGCCGGCAGTCTTGAGCGACTCGCCCAGACCGCCGAGCTTTTTCTGCTGATCCTCCAGCTGGATCGTGGTTTCGCGGATTTTCTGCTCCTTGTCGATCATCTTGTTCTTCAGATCGACCGAGGCGCCGCCGCTCTCCGCCATCGCGGCCTTGAGGTTGTCGTACTGCTTTTGCAGATCGCCGAGCCGGGCGGAGGTCTTCTCCACCGCCGCCTGCTGCTGCTGGTACGCGCTGATGTCGCGCTGCGTCTTGCTGAGGTTGATAAACTCGCGGGACAGGGAGCCGATCTGACCCTGCGCAGCCCGGAACGCGCTGCCGAACTGTCCGTTCAGCGACGCGCCGATCTTGAACGCGATCTGATACTCTTTGGCCATGCTCTCCCTCCCTTACCTGCGGCGCTGCTTCCGATGCCGCTCGATCTCAGCGTTCTGCTCTTTCACCCATTCGTTATGCGCTCGAATCCAGGCTGTCAGCTCACGGAGGCGCAGCCCCGTCCAGTAGTCCACCGGCGTATTGCAGTCCCGCGCCATCACGATGCACTGCTGTCTGAGCCAGCGGCCTCCGTCGCCTGCTACTGCTCCGAGCCCATCAAAAAATTTCTCGTTTTGCTCCGGATGCGGTTGTACACCTTCAGCGGCAGCGCCTCCAGCACATCCGTGCCGATATGATTTGTACAGGCCCTTGCGGCAATGCGGAGCAGGTACGCGCTGGAGAAGGACGGCACGATCACCATGATGCCCTTGCTTTCCAGCTCGCTCTCTACCGCCAGACTGTCCTTGCCGGTCAGGCTCTCATAGTCGAAAGTCAGTTCCTCGTAGGTCTTGCCGTTGTAGGTGAACGGCTTTTTGAACTTGTACACAAACTGCTCGCCTGTGTCCTGCGCGGCCTCCTGTTCGGCCACGGCGATCTCTTCTTCCTGATCGCGGATTTCCTCAGCCATGTTGATCTCCTTTCAAAAAGGCAGGCGGGCTGACGCCGTTTCCGGTCATCAGCCCGTCTGTGTCGATTACTTGCCCAGAGCGCGGCGCACGGGCTCCATGTAGTCCACGCCGTTGACGTAGCACACATAGGCCCAGGGATCGATCTCCCAGATCTTTTCGCCGTTCTTGAAGGCGGCGTAGTAGGTCACGTTGAACTCGCAGCTGGTGTCGGTCAGGCTGGCGGGCGCGACGGTGCCGGGCGTCATGTTCATGGGGGACATCACCATGACGTACTTGTCGGCGATCACCTCGCGGTTCACGGCCTGCGTGTCCCAGTACTGCTCGGCGGCGCGCAGGTCGATGTGGTGCGCGGTGGGCGCGAGCAGGTTTGCGGCGGCATCCAGGGCGCTGCGGAAGTTGAATGTGGCGGTCATCGCGTCCACCATGCCGATCAGCACCGCGTTCACGTTGCCGGCGATGCCGGCGCCGGTGAGCTGCTGGGTGATATAGTTGATGTTGGGCAGGGTCACCTGACTGATGCCCAGATAATTGGTGGCGTCCTCGTACACTTCAAAATCGATGTACGCTTCGGGCTGACGTGCCAATTTCCTCACTCCTTTTTCTGTCAGATAAAGAGGAACAGGGAGACACGGCGTCTCCCTGTGTTATCAGATGGCGATGCTGGAGAAGGCGCTCTCCACATAGCTGGCGTCGTACTCAAGCACGAAATCCAGCTCCTGAGCGGGGGAGGGCGGCGTGATGTACAGGTGGAACTTGATGATGCCCTGCATGAGGTTGGTCAGCGGGTTCTCGGCCTGCAGCATCACGGCGCGGGCGCCCAGCAGATAGCCGGAGCCGACCAGGCCGTTCATCCAGATGTTCACGCTGTCCAGGATCGTGTCCGCGAAGCGGGGCGTCATGGGCTTGTCCAGCTGACGCCAGAAAGTGCGGATGATGCTGTTGGCGACCCAGTCGAACATGCGGCTGACGGGGATGAAGTGATCCTTCACGTCGGCGTTGTCCGGATAGCAGGCGGTGTAGTTGCCCCACACGCGATAGCTGCTCAGGAAGGCCAGGCCGGTCACGATGCCCTGAGCGTTCAGGGCGTTGGCCTGCTGCAGGCTCAGCAGCACGGTGCCACCGTCGGCGGTGCACAGCCGATCGATCTTGAGCGCGTGGTTGGACGGAGACGCGTAGGGCGCGTCGAACTCGTGATCGGTGGCGGCCATCGCACCGGCGACCTGAGTGCTCATGTGGAAGATCTTGTCGCCCAGCCCGCCCATCGGCCAGCACACGATTTCGTTCTCATCCACCATGCCAAGCGCGGTCTTGCGGGCAAACACGGCGTCGTAGGTGGTGGCGCCGGCGGTCTCGTCGCTGGGCACATCGATGAGGGCCTTGGCGCGGAACAGGCCGGAGATGCTCGCGACCTTGGTGGCCATCGCGGCGGCCACGGTGGCGTTGGCGGAGTAACCGGGCGCCACGATCAGGTCAGGCGCCAGGCCGAACAGGCTCATGCACAGCTCGACCTTCTCCACACCGGCGGCGATCACGTTGCTGGTCACAGTCGTGACGTTGGCCTTGTAGCCGGCCACGTTCAGCGCGGTGGCGGAGTAGGCGGTGCCGGTGGAGAGCAGCTCCACGTACAGGCTGCCGTCGTTGTAGTACAGACTGTAGTCGGTGTCCTTGGTCAGCGTGGCGGAGCCGTTCTTCACCACCAGATCGGCGGCGATGTACGCGCCGTCCAGCACGGCCTTGTGACCGGACACAGCGACCTCAGTCTCAGACGCGGCGGTCTTCATGGTGGTCGGATCGAAGGCGTTCAGGAAGATGACCGGCGCCATGCCGTAGAGTTTGAAGTGCGAATACATGAACTCGCACAGGGTGAAGGTCTCCCAGTCGTCGGAGTAGCCCAGCTTCTCCACGGCTTCCTCGAAGCTGTAGCAGATGGTGGGCACGTTCACGGTGGCGGGATTGTCAGCGGCATGCACCGGCGCGGTGCCAATCACGTAGGGGATGCCGCTCTGAGCGATGACCGGCGCCAGAACGCTGGACGCCTGCTCGCTTACGTGTACGGAATGGGTAGGCATGCGTTATACCTCCTTCTTCAGCTCGGCAGTCAGCCTGCGATTTTCCTCGTAGAGCATATTGCCTTTGGTCTTGAGCTTGACGCGATCCTCGGCGAGTGTCTCGCCGGGAACGATCAGCTTTGCGATGCGCGGATACTTCTTGATCGCATCCGCCAGCAGTTCGAGTACGTGGTCACGGTCTCCGTCGTAGATCGTGCCATTCTGCATCAGGCCGCGAATGTTCGGCCCGAGGTACGCGCAGAAGGTCTCAGACTTCATTGGTATATCTCACCTCTCTCTTCACCGCTGGCATATGCCACACGGTGGACATCTCGCCGATGTAGTACGGCGCGGTGTCGTCCGGATAGACAAGCGCCTCCACGCCTGCCTGCAGATCGAGCCAGTACTGGTTTCCGTCGCCGATCACGCACTGGCGCAGCAGCTCCACGCGCAGCCGCTCCATCACCTCCAGCAGGGACAGAGCGCCCTGCTGTTCGTCATTGTCGTACACGCACACAATCGTGCGCACGGTGCACTCCGATGTGGGCTGCTGGCGCGGCTGCTGCTCGTCCTTGCCGGTCACGACCTGGTGGAGGATGTACGGCGCTTTTTT